GGCACGGTCACCGCGGCCGGGTCTCTGGCCAAGCTGGCGGGTATGGGCCTGGCAGGCACGGCCACCCCGGCGGGTGCGCTGACTGCGGTCGAGGCCACCCCCGACGCCGACGTCAACGCCACCTCGACGGCGACCGTGACCACCAGGCGCACCTCGACCTCCGCGGTCGCCGCCCGCCGCACCTCAACCTCGACCGTCTTGGATGGGTAGGTGACCAGGTGACCGCGGTTGTGCTCTACGCCGGCGCCGGCGAGCTGGCGACGCTGACCAACACGTTCGCCGTTGACGGCACCGACACCGACCCGACCACGGTCACCCTCACCGTGACCGCGCCGGGCGGCACGTCGACGGCCTACACCTACGCCGCCGCCGAGATCACCAAAACCGGGACGGGCGCCTACCGCAAGGACATCACCTGCACCGCGGCCGGCACGTGGGTGTACGTGTGGGTTGGCACCGGCGCCGCCGTCGACACCGCGGCCGGGTCGTGGCAGGTCTTCACGACCGACCTGCGCACCATCTACGCCACGCTTGAAGAGCTCAAGGACGCCCGCAGGATCACCGACACGGTTGACGACGTGGCGCTGCTGACCCGCCTGCAACGGGCGTCGCGGGCCATCGACCGGCGGTGCTGGCGCCGCTTCTACGCCGACGCGACCGCCAGCGCGCGCATCTACCGGACCCGCGGACGCGTGGCCCGCGAACGCGATGGTGACTTGCTGCTCGTCGACGACATCGCCAGTACCACGGGCCTGGTCGTGGAGCACGGGTCGACGACCAGTTCGTGGACGGCGGTCACCAGCTACGACGTGGAGCCTGACAACGCCCTGGCCAAGGGAGACCCGGTCACCGGGATTCGGCTGCCCTACGGGTGCTGGTCGGCCCGGCAGGCCCGCGTCACCTCCCGCTGGGGGTGGCCGGCGCTGCCCGACGACATCGCCGAGGCGACCTGGCTGCTCGCCAACCGCCGGTTCATGCGCCGAGACTCGCCGGAGGGTGTGGCCGGCTGGTCCGATCAGGGCCCGATCAGGGTGTCGCGGTTCGACCCGGACATCGAAGATTTGGTGGCCCCGTACGTGCTGCCCGGAATCGGCTAGCGGTGGACGTCGACGCCGTCGCCGACGAGCTCGTGGCCCAACTGGGCAAGATCGTCGGGCTGCGCGTGTACAAGGGGCCGCCCGACTCGGTGAGCGTGCCCGCCGCCGTCGTGTCGCTACCCGAACGGATCCAGTACCAGGGCGCGTACCGGCGGGGCATGAACCGGATCACGTGGCCGCTGGTTGTCCTGGTGGCCCGGGTCAGTGACCGGCTGGTCCTGACCCGCCTGGCCGAGTACTGCTCCAGCAGCGGCGCGTCCAGCGTCGCGCAGGTCCTGGAGGCGGGCACGTGGACGGCCTGCGACGTCGTGACCGTGATGCAGGCCGAGACCGACGTCGTGACGTGGCAGGGCACCGACTACGCGGCCCTGCTGTTTGACCTTGAAATCGTCGGGACCGGAGCCTAGGAGCTCATCTTGAGCCTTACCACCACCATCACCGCCCGTATCCAGGCCGAGCTGACCAACGCGCTCGACCTGGCCACCGCCAGGGTGCCCCTCGACGACAACACCAGGCTTACGTTGTCGAGCGGCACGGGGGCCGACGCCGCCGACCTGACCTTCCACGACCGGCGCACGATCAACGCGTCCGCGAACGAGGACCTCGACCTGGTCGCGGTGCTGTCCAGCGCGCTCGGGTCGACGCTCACGTTCGTCGAGTTGAAGGCCATCAAGATCGTGGCGGCGGCGGCGAACACGAACAACGTGCGCCTCACCCGGCCGGCGACGAACGGGGTTCCCCTGTTCCTGGCCGCGGGCGGTGGCCTCGACATCCCGCCCGGCGGGGTCCTGCTGTGGGCCAACCCGGGCGACGGCGACGTGACGGTGACCGCCTCCACCGGGGACCTGCTCAACGTCGCGAACTCGGCGGCGGGGACGCCGGTAACCTACGACATCACCATCATCGGCACGAGCGCATAAGGAGACGCCACCATGGCTTTCGTGCACGGCAAGGACACCTACGTTTCTCTCGACGGAGATGACCTGTCGGTCTTCACCGACGCGTCGGAATTCTCCGTGGAATCCGACGAGCACAACGTCACGACCTACGGAAAGTCGGCGCACGTTTTTCAGGGCGGACTGACCAAAGGATCATTCAAATGTTCCGGCACCTACGACAACACTGCCGTCGGGCCGAAGGCCATCATTGAGCCGCTGATCGGCACCAACGTCACCCTGGTGCGCAGGGTGGAAGGCACCGGGTCGGGCCTGCCGCAGGAGTCCGTGGACTGCCTCGTCAAGGGCTACACCGAGACGAACCCGGTCGCGGACATGGTGAAGTGGGAAGCCGAATGCACCCTGTCCGACACCATCACCCGAAGCACCCAGTAAGGGGCCTGACGTGGACAAGAACGTCCTCCTGAACCAGACCGTGCCCTCGGGCCCGGTCGACATTCCCGGCATCGGCACGGTCACCGTGCGGGGAATGACCCGCTACGAGATGCAGATGCTGGGCAAAATCGAGGCCGGCGACGAGGTCAAGGAACGCAAAATCCTCGCCATGACGATGGTCGACCCGACCATGTCGGAAGGCGACGTCGAAGCGTGGCAGATGTGCTCCCCGGCCGGTCAGATCAACCGGGTGGCAATGGAGGTGAACCGCCTCTCCGGCATTGGCCGCGACGCGGAAAAGGAAGCCTACAAAAGCGTTCGAGACGACGCCGGGGCTTGAGTTCGAATTCTTCCTCGCGCAGGAGCTGGGCATGACCGTGGCCCGGATGCGCGTCGAAATGGGCGGCGACGAATACACGCGGTGGTGCGTGTACTGGGCGCGGAAGGCGCAACGCGAAGAGCTGGAGTTGGCGAAGGTGAAACGGAGGTGACGGTGTGGAAGCCAGGATCGAAGTGCAGGGCCTGGCCCAGCTCAACCGGTCACTGCGCCAGGTCAGCACCGACGCGCCCAAGGGGCTGCGCCTGGCCCTCAACGAGGCCGCGGAACTCCTCGCCGACCGGACCCGGCCACAGATTCCCCGCCGCACGGGCCGCGCCGCGGCCTCGCTGAAAGCCAAATCAACGAGGACGTCCGCGCGGGTGTCCATGGGCGGGCGGCAGGCACCCTACCTGCCGTGGCTCGACTTCGGCGGGCGCACCGGTCGGGGTCGCAGCGTGAAGCGGCCCTTCCTGCGTGAGGGCCGCTACCTGTACCCAACGCTGGCAAAGTTCCGCCCGGAGATTGAGGCGAAGCTGCAAGCCGCCCTCCAGCAGGTCGTCCGCGACGCAGGTCTGGACGTGACCTGACGTGGCCGGCAACACCGTCAACCTCGAATTCGCCGGCGACGCGCGGCGCCTCCAGCAGGCCGGGCAGCAGGCGGAGACGGCTGTCGCCGGGGTTGGCGCCTCCGCGAACGAGGCCAACGCCGACCTCGACCAGGCCGCGAAGGGCAGCTCGAACCTCGGCGAGAAGATGGGCAACCTCGGCGCCGCCGTCGACGGGGCGTCCACAGCCATCGGCGACGCGGCCGGCACCCTGCAAGCTCTCGCCGACGTGCAGGACGAAAGCCGGGCGAAAGCCATGCGCCTGGCCCGCGCCGAAGCCGACGTCGAGCAGGCGATGATCGACACCCGGCAGGCCGCCGTCGACCTGAAACAGGGAATCGTCGACCTGAACCAGGCGCACCTCGACGGGAAACAGGCCACCGTCGACCACGAGAACGCCCTCATCGCGCAGCAGCAGGCCCTGATCGACATCAGGGAAAACCAGAAGGCGTACAACGAGGCGGTCGCCGAGCACGGTGCGGACTCGGCCGAGGCGAAACAGGCCATGGTCGATTTGAAGACCGCGCAGCAGGAACTCAAGCAGGGGCAACTCGACGCCGAGCAGGCCACGGCCGACGGCACCCAGGCCACGACCGACGCCGAGCAGGCGCAGATCACCCAGACCCAGGCGGTACGCGACGGCAAAGACGCCCAACTCGACCTGAACGACGCCATGCACGAGGCGCATCCTCCCGAGTTGCAGCAGTGGGCCGACAAGCTGAACCTGATCGCGCCGCTGATGTCTGGCCTCGTCGGCATCTTCGGCCTGGTCACCGCCGCGCAGTGGCTGCTGAACCTCGCGATGACCGCGAACCCGATCGGGCTGATCATCGTCGCGGTGGGCGTGCTGATCGCCATCATCGTCGTGATCGCCACGAAGACGACCTGGTTTCAGGACTTGTGGCGCGTCACGTGGGGCTGGATCAAGGACGCCGCCGCGGCCGTCGGCGACTGGTTCGCGAACACGCTGTGGCCCGGCATGCAGGCCGTGTGGGGCGGCATCGTGTCGGGCGTCATGTGGGTACGCAACAAATTCCGGGAAGGCTTCCAAGCCGCGCGCGACATCGCGGAGGGCGTCATCGCCCACATCGCGGGCATTCCGGGCCGGATCGTGTCGGCGTTCAGCAGCCTGTCGAACGCCATCACGGCGCCGTTCCGGGCCGCGTTCTCCGCCGTCGCGCGCGCGTGGAACAACACCGTGGGGAGCCTGTCCTGGACGGTGCCCGACTGGGTGCCCGGCATGGGCGGCAGCCACATCTCCGCGCCGCGCCTGCCGACCATGCACCAGGGCGGCATCGTCCCCGGCTCCCTCGGCGCGGAGTCGCTGGCCGTGTTGCAGGCCGGTGAACGGGTCACCGCCGGCAGATCGTCCGGCGGGGCGACCGTCATCGAGATCCGATCCGGAGGTACGCGCCTTGACGACCTTCTGGTCGAGGTCCTGGCCCGCGCTGTTAATGCTCGTGGCGGCAACGTGCAGCTGGTCCTTGGTAGCGCCTGACGTGGCCGAACAGGTCGTCGTCGTTGAGCTGCACTACAGCGGGGCGTGGAACGCCGCACCCGTGTATGAGCGCGACCCGGTCACGATCACCCGCGGGTACGCCGGCGAGTCCCGCTCGCAGGCCCGGTCGACGGCCACGTTCGCCCTCGACAACCGGGACGGCGACTACAACCCGGGCAACCCCATGAGCGCGTTGTACGGGCTCGCCGGGCGTAACACCCCGGTCCGGGTCACGGTCGGCGGCGACGTCCGCTTCGTTGGTGAGGCGTCGGCGTGGAAACCGCGCCGCACCCTCGACTTCGACCAGGGCGCCGGGCGGGGAAACGCGTGGACCGAGGTTGAGGCGTCGGGGATCCTGCGCAGAATGGGCCGGGGCAACGACCCGCTCCGGTCCGCGCAGTACCGGGCCATCTCCGGGGCGTCGCCCACGGCGTACTGGCCGTTGGAAGACGGCAAGCTGACCTCGGCGCCGCGCGAGTCCGGCGGCGGCGCACCCGCCACGAACCAGGGCGCGGTCGCGATGAGGGCCGTCGAAGGGCCTGCCGGCTCGTCGAACCTGCCAGACCTGTCGAGCGCCCTCGCGCGGCAGATCTCCGCACCAGTGACCATGGCCAACACCGGCGAATGGGCGGTCGACTTCGACTGGCGGGCGAAGGTGGCCACCGACGGCACCGACTTCCTTGGCCACACCCCGGTCGGGTGGCTTGCCTCGGCGGGCACGTACGGCAGGTTCAACCTGATCGCTGGCTCGCAGTCCGGCGGCGGGGTGTTGGAGCTGTACGCGTACCCGATCTCAGCCCCGTCGAGCCCGGACAGCGCGGTGGGTGTCGTCGACCTGGGGGGCACGTTCGGCGTCTATGACGGGGCGTGGCGCCACGTCCGGATCACCGCCGCGCAGAACGGCGGCAACATCGACTTCGAGCTTCACCTCGACGGGGCAAGCGTCGCCTCGGGCTCCCTGGCGGGCACCCTCGGCCCGCCCGTGCTGATCTCCGCCCCGGGCGAATACACCGACGGTGTCGGCGGGGCCAGCGATGGGCTCGCCAGCGCCGGACACCTCACCGTGTGGGACACCTCGACCCCGGCGCTGACCATGGCAGACGCCATGGACGCGTTCAACGGCCACGCCGGTGAGCAGGCCCACGAACGCGGCGACCGGCTGTGCACCGAGCTGGGCGTCACGTTCGTATGCCCGGCGGGGTCGCCCACCGAACGGCTCGGCGCGCAGACCCCGATCACGTTCGCGGACCTCATGGCCGAGGCCGAAACCACCGACGGTGGGTTGCTCTACGAGACCCGCGACGCGCTCGGCCTGACGTACCGCACCCGCTCGTCGCTGTACAACCAGCCCGCCGTCCTGGCCCTCGACGCGACAGGCGGGCAGCTCGCCCCGGGGCTGGAACCCAACCTCGACGACAAGGCCACCCGCAACGACATCAGCGTCAAGCGCCGCGACGGGGCGACGGTGCGCCGCGAACAGCTCACCGGGCCCATGTCGGTGCTGGCCCCGCCGGACGGGGTGGGCCGCACCGCCGCCACGGTCAACGTCAACACCCAGACCGACGACGACCTGGGCCAGCACGCCGGATGGCACCTGCACCTAGGTACGTGCGACGAGACCCGCTGGCCTCGGCTGACTGTCGACCTCGACGCCGCGCCCCAACTCGTCACCGCGGCGGCCGCGGTCGACGTGGGCGACATCATCACCGTCGACCACCTCAACCCCGGCACGGTGACCCTGATGGCCCTCGGCTACGTCGAGGTCATCGGCACCCGCCGCCGGAAGATCACGTACAACTGTGCGCCGGAGGCGCCGTGGGAGGTGTGGCAGTTGGACACCGCAGGATCGACCCTGACCAAGGCCGCGGCGGCCGCCGCGACGAGCCTCACCATGGACACCGCGGCCGGCCCCGAATGGTCCACCGTGGACGAGCCGTACAACGTGCAGGTCGACGGTGAGGCGATGACCGTCACCGCCATGGCCGTCGACACGATCACGTTCGTCGCCGCGGGTGCCGTCGACCACGACAACAACGCCTCCGTCACGCCCGGCCTACCCGCCGGCCTCGCCGAAGGTGACCTGCTCCTCGTGTGGGCGGCGATCCGCAACTCGGGCACCGGCACCCCCGACACCCCCGCCGGGTACGAGCTGCTCGCCGACGCCAGCAACGCGCGCCTGTTCGGCAAGTACGCCGCCGCCGGCGAGACCGGGCCGACGATCACCTTCACCGGCGGCGCCGGCGGCGCTGACACGTCCGCGCAGACCGCCGCGTTCCGCGGGGCCGGCCTCCAACTCGACGACGGCGCGTACGCCACGACCACGCCCAGCCCACAAACCCAACTCAACGGGTCCGCGCAGGACATCGCCTACCCGGCGCTGTCGGTGCGCCGCAACGGCTGCGTCGTGCTGTACCTGGGCTGGAAGCTCGACGACTGGACGTCGGTGGCGGCGATTGCCGGGGCGACCGAGATCGGCGAGCCAGACACCGACGTTGGCGCCGACCAGGGCATCGTCTGGGGCTACGTCATCCAGACGACCGCGGCGAACATCCCGGCCGGGTCGTTCGTCGTGACCGGTGGCACGTCGCAGATCTCGCGCGGCGCCACGCTCGCGCTCAGGCCCACCCAGACCGCCACGGTCACCCGCGCCGTCAACGACGTCACGAAGGCCCTCACCGTCGGCGAGGCCGTCAACGGGTGGAGATTAGGGGCGGTGGCGCTGTGACCTGGACCGGCAGACCCGACCTGTACGCGGGCGCGTACCCGACCGGTGCGCAACTCGAGGCGATCCTCGACCAGATCGCCTCGCTGACCGACCCGGGCTGGACCGACTGGTCGTCGTCGCTGGCCTGGACCGCGAGCGGCACCGCGCCGGCGCTAGGCGACGCGACCAGGTCCGCCGAGTACCGGCGGGCCGCCGGGTCCGACATGGTCGACCTGATTTGGAAGATCACGTTCGGGGGCACGAGCACCTTCGGCACCGGGGTGTATTTTTTTTCGCTGCCGTTCACCGCGCACGCCAACTACCGGGTGACGGCCGTGGGCACCGCGCTGGCCACGGACACGGGCGTGGCGGAGTACGCCGGCGTGGTCAAGATCGAGTCCGGGGGTACGACCATGCGCATCATGCCCGCCTCCAACAGCGGCGACAGCGTCTCCGCCTGGGGACAGACCGCCCCGTTCACATTCGCGAGCGGCGACGTGATCGGCGGGACGCTGCGCTACCGGGTCGCCTGAGACAAGGGAGGCAGCATGCAGTCATCGGAGTGGCCCGACCTGGAGTTCCGGGCCCCCCGGTCCTACACCAGGGGCAGGGCGGGCGGTGCCCGGCCGCGCCTGATCGTGTGGCACTACACCGCCGGACACGAAGGGCCCGACGACGCCGAGAACGGCGCCGCCTACGACGGCCGACGCGCCGACGGCACCTCCGCGCACTACTACGTGGATTCCAACTCCACTGTCCAGTGCGTCCTCACGTCGGACACGGCGCACACCGCCCTGTACAACGGCAACCGGTGGGGCATCCAGTACGAGCTGTGCGGCACCCGCCAGAGCCGGGCGCAGTGGCTCGACCCGGTCAGCTCCGCCACCATCACCCAGGCCGCCCGGCAGGCTGCCCGCGACGGCGCCAAGTACGGCATCCCCGTCCGCAAGCTCACCCCCGCGCAGGTTCGTGCGGGCGAGTCCGGGCACTGCGGGCACGCCGACGTCACCGCCGCGTGGCCCGAAGACGGCGGCGACCACACAGACCCCGGGCCCGAGTTCCCCTGGGACGTGGCGTTGGCCCGGGTCCAGCAGCTCACAGCAGGAGGAGGAGAGATCGACATGGGAAACGTGCCCGGAGACATGCTGCGCAGGCTGGCGGATGGCCAGCACACGTACACCGACGACGACGGCGAGGTCAAGCCGCTGGTGCTGGCCGGCTGGGAGGTTGCCCGGTACGAGCGTGAGATGCGGCTGCTCGCCGAGGTGGCGGAGCTGCGCGAGCAGATCAAGCGGATCTCGCTGGGTGGCGTCGACCGGGCCGAGCTGGTCGACGCCGTGAAGCAGGCGCTGCGCGAAGGCGCTGGGTGACACTCGTGGAAACCGCGCTGGTCGTGGCCGGGGCGGTCGCCACCGTGGCCGGCGCCATAGCCGCCGTCGTCAGCGCCGTGCGCGTGGTCCACCGCACGGCGCGCAACGTGGCGAACCTGGTGGATGACATCCGCGGCGAGCCAAGCCGCCCCGGCGTGGCTGAGCGGCCCGGCGTCCTCGAAAGGTTGATGACGATCGAGGACCGTATCGGCGGGATCGAGGCCCGCGTGACCGGCGTCGAGCACGAGCTCACGCCGAACTCAGGGACGTCTCTGCGCGACGCCGTCGACCGGGTTGAGCACGGGTTGACGGTTGCTCCCCGGGTCCGCGACGTCAGCGGCTGAGGCCACTTCCTGTTTTCCGACCTGATTTGAGGCGGTCTTGAACAGTCCGAACGTGCCCGACCCCGGCACCCGGCCCCGCCCGGTGCTGGTGATGGCGGCGGTCCTAGCCGCCCTTCAGTGGTTGGCCGCTGGCGGGCAGCTCGCCGAGCTGCTACCCGCCCGGTGGGCCGCCATGTTCAGCTTGGCCGTCGGCGCCCTCGGCGTCGGCTGGGCCATCATCGTCCAGGGCAACGTCACACCGCTGTCGTCGCCGAGGGATCGGGCAGGCCGGCCCCTCGCACCGATCGAGCGCCGCCGCCCCAGGCCGGCCCCGCAACCCGCACCATCGACAGGAGGAGACCCGCAGTGATCACGGCCAAGATGACGTGCAACCTCAAGCAGGAGTACGGCGAGGGCGACAAGCGCTACGCCACGATCGGTTTCTGCGCGGACTACGCCGACGGGCTCAACAAGGAATGGGCCCAAGCCACGCCGTATCTGGACCTGCGGATGACCGTGCGCGGCGACGTCGCCGACCGGTTCGTCCAGGGCGGGCACTACACGATGACGTTCGCCCAGGACGGCCCGGAGGCGTAGCCCCCGCACACCGCGCGAAGGCCGCCCCGCTCTCTCCTTCGGGAGGGAGTGGGGCGGTCTTCGTCGTGTCGGTGGTCATGCGTTCGCAGGCACGCCTTCGCTGACGAGCGTCCGGAGCTGCTCGGCCCGTGACAGGCCATTCGCTGCGGCCATCGAGTCGACGGCCGCCAGCACGTCCTGTGGGAGCCGGACCTTGACCTCGGGGCCGATCTCGGGACGGCCTGGCCCGCGTTCGACTTCGACCGCGCCGAGGTACCTCTCTACGGCTTCGTCGTCACAGTTGGTGAGCAGCCACTCGCGTGCCTGGTCGTCGGCGACGAACTCGTAGGTCGGGGTTGAGCCCTGCCACTGCGACCACGCGTGCAGGATCCACCGGCCGCGTCCAGGGCCGGTCGGGCTACGCCCGGCGTTCGGCGCGGGCGCAGAGCCGCCCCGCGGCCGGCATGCCGTGCCGGGCCAGCCAGCGGCGAAGCGTCTCGTGCTCAACCTCGGTCGCCGTCAACCAGGACCCGCGTACGAGGCCGGCGCCGAGCTGCTGGGCGAGCCTGCCGGTCGGGGTGCGGAGCTCCAGCGTCACGAACCAGGCGGTTGTCCTCACCGGTGCGGGTTGGCCGGGTGCTGACTCGAGACGGCGCTCGAGTCGTCGCCGCTCGGCCAGCTCGGCGAGCGGGAGCAGGGCCAGGCCGCCGAGCACCCGGGCCACCGCGAGGGTGGCGACCCTGCTCGGCGCCCAGCAGAGCGCGAGCACCAGGCCGACGCCGAGCAGGTAGACGACGCTCACCGAGTGCCCTCGTCGTGCGCGGCCCGGAACCGGTTGTACAGCCTGCGTCCGATCCTGAGCTTGCGGCCGGACCCGTGGCAGGAGCGGCAGATCCGGAATGCGCGCCCGGACGGGGAGCGTCGTTTCGCGGTGCCGTCGCAGCGGCGGCAGGCCCGGTACGGCCAGAGCCAGCAGCCGACCGTGTAGGCGCCCACCCAGAGCAGGGCGACGCCGACAGCGAGCACCAGGACGTGGCCCTGGCCGGTAGCGGTAGCGGTAGCGGAAACCATGAACAGCCCTTCTGAGGGGGTAGCAGCGTCGCGGCCGGGTCTGCCGCTACCCGCTACCGTTCGACGAACGTGCAGGTCACGTGTGGTGAGGCTGGTAGCGCGGCTGGTAGCACCGGCGCTACCGGTAGCACCGGCCGTGCTACCGGTCTTTCGTCTTCCGTTCGATCGCCGAATCGAGGTCCGTCACCTTGCAGCCGCGTCCGCGGCCGGAGGCAAAGTGCGTCTTGTCCGCGACGGAGGCCGAGTCGACGCCGAAGGCCCGCAACTGGGCGGAGACCGTGTCGGCGGTGATGTCGGCGTAGCGGGACGGGTAGGTGGTGCGCAGCCGGTCGGCCAGCTCGTGCCACGACAGCGACACCTGCCCCGCGGTGAACGCTTGCCGGGCGTCGCGGAGGACGTCGGTCGGGTCGGTGGCGTCGATGCTCGCCCCGGCGGCCATGCCCGCGAGGGTGCCCGCCCGTTCGCGGAGGGCCCGCGCCGCCTTGCAGATGTGTTCGGCGTCGGCCGCGTCCGCGAAGTAGGTGCGCACGCACGGCGTTTTGTCCGTCAGCCCGTACAGGTAGCCGATCCCGCGGTAGTCGGGCTGGCCGTCGGTGCCGTCCCCGACTGGTAGGGACGACGCGTCGATGCCTTCGCCGTAAGCCTCGGACCCGAGGACGGCTTCCGACACGTTGCGGTTGCCGGTCTTCAACGCGAACCTGACCGCGTGGTTGTCGCGGTAGCGGGTGAACAGGCGGGCCACGTCGGCGCCGGCGCCGATTCCCGAGGGCTTCTGGGTGCTGCTCACCACGACGATCCCGACGGACGGGCCGACCGAGATGATGAACGACAGCAGCGAGGCGATCTCGGCGCTGTCGGCTTTCTCGTCCAACTCGTAGTACGCCTGGAACTCGTCGATGAGTAGCAGCGTCACGGGGATGTTCATCTTCGGGTTCCGGGCGATGTCGCGGGTCAGTTTGCCCTCGGGGCAGATGTCGGTCGGCAGCGTCGACAGGCGCTCGTTGCGGGCCTGGATGTCTTTCTTGACCGCGCGGAGCGTCACCTTGAACTGCTCAACCGGGTCACCACCACGCGTCGGCATCGTGCCCGCGATGTAGGCGTCGGCGACGAGGGCGAACATGCGCCAGTCCGGTGAGGCTTTCCCGTCGACGATGATGAGGCGCACGTACGGGTCCAGCGCGGCGTACAGGGCCAACGCGCGGGCGGAGAACGTCTTGCCCTTGCGCGGTTGGGCGCCGACGAGGATCGAGTTCCACAGCAGCGGCACCGTGACTTTCCGTCCGCGTTCGTCGAGGCCGAGCGGTGCCGGCGCCCAGATGTCGGTGGGTTTGCAGCGCAGCAGCGGGGTGCGCCCGGCCGGGATGGCGAGCGGGTCACGGTCAGCGACGTAGAGCACGTGCTCACGTTCGGAGTGGTGGGCGCGGGTGAGGTACACCTGCTGGATCGACACGTCGAGGCCGGAGGCGAGCTTTTCCCGGGCGTTCATGACGTCGGTGAACGGCGCCCCGTAGGGCATGAGGACCGCCACCTGCGAGCCCATCCCGGACCGGTCACGGGACATCGTGGAGGCGAACTCGATGCGCTGGTCTTCCCGGTCGGGCCGGCCGAGTTTCGCCGCGTAGTAGGCCCGCAACACGATGTCGGCGGACAGCTTGCGGTAGCGGGACGTGACCATGGCCCGCTGCAAGATGGGCTTGTCCGCCGGATGGCCGACCCAGGCCAGCGGCGGCAGCAGGCACACCCCCACCAGGTAGGCCACCCACCACGGTGCGGCCAGAGCCAGCAGTAGCGCGGCGACGACCAGGAGGAACAGGCAGGTTGCCAGCACACCCGCCCGCCAGCGCCGTTTCGCGGTCAGGCGCCCCTCGACCTGGGCCCAAGCCTTGCTGTCGTCGGCCTGGGCAAGCTGCTGGGTGAGGTGGTGCGCGCCGTCGGCGTTCCACATCCACCACACCGCTTTCCAGGCGCCTTTGAACACGCCGGCGACGGCGTAGCCGGGAACCTGCCACGAGTAGCGCGTCATCGTGTACCAGGCCTGACGGCGGGTGTGGTAGCCGACGCTGTCGAGGGTGCGCAGCGTCGCGGCCCGGACACCGACGACGCTGCGCAGGCTGACCGGGACAACCGGTTCCCTGCCCGCAGGGCACTCTGCCTGGTCGACGGGCACGGCCGGGCGGGCGACGGGCGACTCGTCATGGTCGTCCAGTGCGATTTCGAACGACGTGTCCTGGGAGGCCTTCGTGTAGATGTCGACGACGTCGGCCGGGTCGGCCGGGTCGCGGTCTTCGGATTGCTGTGCCATCGTGGGGTCTTCCTCTCTGGGGAAATGGGGGGCGCGGCCGGGAGCCAACCAGGGGCCGCGCCCCGCGCTGGTCAGGACAGGTCGTCCGCGGCGCGGCGCGTCACGCGGAGCAACTGTTCCGCGACGAGCTGCCGGTTGAAGTCGCTACTCAACCGGTCCTCCGCCCACTCGACCGCGTCGCGCAGTTGGGTCCGGACCGCGGCGATCACGACGAGGGCGTCGAGGCCGTCGCGGCGCAGCTTGTCGCGCTCGGCACGCAGGTCGGCGATCTCGGCCACGACCGTGATCGGCTCGTCGCCGGGCCACTGGTAGGCCGATTCGAGACCGGCCCCGTACGTCCGGACGTTGACGTACCCGTGGCTGATCCACAGATCGGTGATCGTCTCGTGGGTGCCGCTGTAGGGCGTGGCGATGGTCTGCCCCTGGGCGAGCTCGTCGGCCCGCACGGTGTTGTCGGTGGTCATGTCGGTCCTCTCGGGTCGGTGTTGGCCGGTCGGCCACCGCACGCCACCGGGTTACCGGTGACGGCGGAAGCGGACCGGTCAGCCCTCGCCGGGTCCCGACAGAAGGATGAAGTTGGCGAGGACCGGGTTGTCGAAGCCCGTGTTCCGGAGATGCGCCTCGACCGCGCGGACATCTTCCGCACTGCTGATCGGGGTCGGGCTGTTGACGACCGTGTTGCCGGTCCCGCCGGTGAGGGTGGCGTAGATGAAGTAGGTCCAGGTGGGTTTCGTGGTCATGGCGTTGCCTCTCGTGCTGGTTGCGCCGTTCAGGTCGTGGTGGCGGGTGCCGGGGCGCCGTTGACCCGGCCCGTGTCGGTGGTGGTGGCGGGTTCGGTGGCGCGCCAATGGCGCGTCACCGTGCGGGCTGAGCACCCGGCCCGGCGGGCCACCTCCGTCTGGGTTGCGTCGGGGTGGCTGGCCCGGACCCGCGTGATCCGGGCCCGGGTCGCGGCCCGGCGCCGGCCGGCTGGTGTCGCGTCATCGGCCACGTCATCGGCGGCCTCGTCGTCGTCCTCGTCGGCGTCGTCGTCGACGTCGGGCCCGGGTAGCGCGACCGCTCCGGGCCACATCGTGAACGGGACCATCACCCGGGCCGGTGACGTAGCCAATGGCGCGTCATCACCGGGCTGTGCGGGCTGCTCAGGGCCCGTGTCGGGGGTAGAGGTCCTGGGTGTTGTGGTGGGGCGCCCGGTGGCGATCAGCGCGCCGGTCGCCATCACCATCAGCCCGTCGACGGCCAACGGCCCGATGATGATGGTCAGGGAGTCCTCGCCGTAGAAGGCGAGCAGGCCGGAAAGGTGCCGGTACGACACGACCGCGGCGACGACGGCCACGGGTAGCAGGCCGCCGAAGCGGACGATGGCGTACCGCCATCCGGTCGGCCATCCGACCTTGGCCAGGATCTCGATGGCGATGAACATCCCGACGGGCCAGAACACGGCGCCGAGGATCGCGCCGTCGCGCGGCGCCCACTCGTACGGTGCGTCGGCTGGCGGTACGTACGAGTGGGCCACGTTCGCCGCCACCGACACCGCGCCGCCGAGGACCGCCCCGACGTACGCCCACATGCGCCCGGTCACCGGGACCGCAGCCAGGCGAACAGGGCGGCCACGGCCCACGCCGCGGTCGACACGGCCATCAACGCGGCCGCCCACGGCTGACCGACAACCACCCAGACGCCGGTGGCGATCAGCGACGCCGCGGCGAGCGCGAGTCGAAGCTTCATCGGGTACCTCCCCTTGTTCGTTAACGTCTCTGCCCGATACGGTATCTCCATGATACGAAAATCTCAAGGTGAGACGGCAACCGGGTACCGTGGCCGCATGGCACGACCGGCGTGGAAGTTGACGACCGACGACGAGCGCGAGGCGATCGCCGCCGTCGAGCGGGCTGCCGCCGCGGTCCAGCGCCTGAACAGGCAGCAGGACCGCGCCGAGGCCGCCCTCACCGAGGCGATCCGGGCGGCCCGCGCGCTGGACATCTCGGCCGACGTGCTCGCGCCGGTCGCCCGGATCGGTCGGGCAACCCTGTTCCGGCGCCTGGCAGGGCCGCCCGACGGGCCGTAGGCGCCGCCCGGTGTACGGTGCGGGTACGCCCGCGGTGCGGTCCGAGACCCCGCGGTAGCGGCATCTTTGCCGGGAGCGTGTTCGATAATGGATCTTATGTAAGGTGCCGAACCGCCCGGACCCCTTACAGGCCAACGGATCCAGCGCACCCCAAGACTCGCCAAGCCCGTGCACGTCCACTGTGGACGGACCGCCGGGCCCGCGCCGACGTCGGCGCGGGGCCCGCGGGTGCGGTCGCTGTTCGCGCTACCTGACCGACGTCTCAGCCAACAGACGGCGATCACCGGAAGCTCACCTCCACACGACCCGAGCACGGCTCCCGGTACCGCGTCGGGCGCGCCACCACGATCCGCGCCACCACAGCCCGCAGCAGACGGTTCCGCTCAGCGACCGTCGCGCCGGGCCACACCTCCAGCAGCGAGGCGACCGCGCCGGCCGCCTCCGCCGGCGTCTGCTCGACCCGCAACGGCCTGGACGCGGCGACCTGCCGGGCCAACTCCTTCTCAGCCGCGCCCAGCTCGGCCATCGGCTGGTGGTACCCGGCGTCGGGGACCTCGCCCAGCGCCCACCCCTTCGCCAGCCTCGCCATCGCCGCACGAACCCGACCCAACTCGCGCTCCAGCTCGGCCCGGCCGGCGCCGGCCCGCGCCCGGCGCGCGATCTGCGCGGCCCGCGCCACGTCATCGGTACGCAACAGGTGCAGGTACGCACGGACCTGCACCAGGACCTCGCCCTCAACCTCAGCCAGGCGAGGATTCCCGACCCCCTTGCAAGTGCCGAGGGGGTCCCGCCGGGACCCCATGCCGCAGGTCAGCCGGTTGACGCGCTGACCCCGGTACACCGTCGACTCCTTCCGCAACCGGTGCCCGCCCGGGCAGAAGCTCAGGCCGACGAGGGCCCACGTCGGGTCGAGGTGGCGCGGCGGCGTGACCGTGTCGCGGGCCAGGCGCGACTGAACGTCGTCCCACGTGGCCTGGTCGACCAGGCCCGGATGCGCGTCCGGAGCCACGACCACCCCGAACAGGTGAACGTGGCCAAGGTAGACGGGGTTGCGGAACCACTTCTTCACGTTCCCGATCGACACGGGCCGGCCGAGTTGGTCCGCGACGTCGCGGGCGATCTGCCTCATCGGCACGCCCCGCGCGTAGGAGACGAACGCGGCGGCCACCGCCGGCGCGGCGACCAGGTCCAGGACCAGGGGCTGGCCACCGGCGCGGCGGTAGCCGGTGGCCCTGCCATGGTGGCGCCCACTCCGCGCCCGCGAGGCGATCGTGTGCGCCCAACCGCGGCCGATCTCACCGGAGCGGTACTCGGCGATCGCGAGCATGTTCGTCAACATCAGCTTCCCGGCCGGCGTGGTCGTGTCGACCTGCTCGCACGCCGACACGACCACCACCTGGTGCTCGTCGAGCCACGCCAGGAACCGCAGCGACTCCAGCACGTTGCGCCCGAGCCGGGACACGTCGTACACGGCGATCGCGTCGACGTCGCCGGCCTCGACCATGGCGCGGACCGTGTCGAGACCCCGCCGGCTGAACGTACGGCCGGTGACGTCGATGTCGTCGACGACGCCCACCTCGCGCATACCCGCGACGCGCTGGCGCATCGCGCTGACCTGCACGTCCGGCGAGAGGAAGTCGTCACCGGCGCGGCCCATGACCGCGGACACCCGCACGTAGAGGACAACGCGGGAAGCCAGGTCGGGCACGGCGCGTAGAGGACGAGCGATGGCAGTCACCCCCAGGTGCAGACTGGGCGGGAGGGGCCACACCGCTCTGCACGCGGTGGGCCCCGTCCCGGTACCGACCACCTTAGCGGGACGGGGCCCGCTCGCGGTGCATCACGTCCTCGATCATCGCGACCTTCGCGGCGGGCCCGAACCGCGACGACAGGATCTCCGCGATCCCCGCGAGGATCGCCTCCGGACCATCACGCCGGGCGTCGTCAACAACGCCCCGCGCGGCAGCGACCAACCCGAGATCAGCCCGCGCAGTGCCCTGGACGACGACCGGCGTCGCCTCCCCACCGGCGAGCACCGCCTCGATGCTGCCCGGCTCCCAGCGCAGGACCCTTTCGATCGGTGCGTAGTTGTATGACTGCGTCTCGCGCGAGCCTGCCTCGACGGCTATCCAGGTGGTCCGGCTGATGCCTGCATCACGGGCAGCCTTACTGACGCTGAGTCCGAGCACGGACCGTCGCCGTTTGACTCGATCACCCAGGTGCTTGCGGTCCACGCATCGAATCTTTGCAGTTCAAACCTGTAAACAACAGTATCGAGCCCCAGGCTAGACGGGTCTGGTCGGACGAAGCTGCTCTACTGAAACTCGTTCCGTTTCGGGGATTGTGCAGACCTGTACAGTTCTGTAGCGTCGTCGTCATGCCACCACCCCGTCACGCAAGTCCTGAGATTGACGGCGCCGCCCTTCGCGAGATGCGAAAGCGGCGCGGGCTCTCCGTCACGGCGGCCGCCAGCAAGATGGGAATCTCCGCCTGCTACCTCAGCGCAATCGAGCGTGGTTCCCGTCCCACGGTGGCTCCAGCGACGTACATCCGGATCTGCGACGCCATGGGCGTCGAGGAACGCGACGAGCTGCTCCGGGACGTGGCGTGATGGCCGTCCGCGCGATCGTTCCTCTCGACCCCGACAGCGCCCGGGGCCGGGAGACGGCCGACCGGCTGAGTCAGGTCCTCGCCGAGGTTCGGGTGGCGATCGCTGAGCGCGAACGCGCAGCCGCGGCCCAGGACGACGCCACGGAGCGTGCGGCGTGACCACGCCCCACACACAGGCTCCACCCCGCCGGGTGGGTGAAGGGCCGGCCACACCTCGAGGGGTGGTCGTGGCCGGCCCTGCCACCGGGCACGTCGCCGTCGACGCCGGGCGCCTGGTCGTCGACGGGCAGCACTGCTGCCCCCTGTGTCTCGAAGACGCCGCGCGGTGCACCTGCCGCCGCGCCACCCGAATCGTCCCGGCCGGGGTGCGTGTGCCCCCATGCGCGCCCCGGGCCGGGACCCCCTAACCCCGGCCCGGCGGTGCCGCCACGATGACCGCCGCCGGGCCGGAGCCCCAACCCCCCGAAACGCCGGCGGGCCCCCACCGCGCCTGTCCGCGCGGTCTCGGGAGCCCTGGCGAAGACCCACACCTAGAGAGGTAGCCTTCAATGCAACACCTTAGCAGCGCAACCCTGACCCGCAGGTTCCGGCGCCGCCGGGCCCCCCGCGGCCGGTACGTCGTCGTCCGCACCAGCCGGGGCCTGACGTGGGCGTCTGAGCCCATGTCCAAGGACCAGGCCCGCCGCGACTTCGCGGTCGCCATCGCGACGGGCGAGTACCGCCCCGACAATGGCCGGCGGGTCCGCGTCATGGACGTCGACGTGTACCACCGCCTGGTCGTCGCGGCGATGCGCACCCCCATCGCCACCACCCAGCCCGGCGTGTGGTGGTACGCCCGCGACGCTGACCCCGCCGAGGCGGGGCCGCTACCCGCCCACGTCGACGGGTACGCCCTGACCGGGCGGGCGGTGTCGGCATGAGCCGCCTCCTCCGCTTGATCCCCCGCCGGCGGGTGCTGGCTTTCATCGCACTGCACGGCACCGAGGCGACGATGCCCAAGCAGATCGGGGTGCGCGAGTACCACTACGACGGCCAGGACTGGCGCGTCGTCGCCCTCGAGGTCGAAGACCAGGCCGCGGTCCAGTTCTGGGCCGAGCAGTTCGGCCACGACGAGAAGCGCTTCCGCGCCAACACCTACACCCGCGACGACGGCACCCAATGGACGAAGTACAGCTCGGGCGGCGTCTGGCACGCCGCCGGGCCGCCCGGCATCCGCGCCGAGGTCGAGGCCAACGTCGACGAGGAGACCGGCTGGCCGCCACCCCCGAAGCGCCTCGCCGAAGTGGACGACGAGCAGCTCCGCGAGATCGCTCACCCGGCGACCCCCGACGCAGGTGAGGTCGGGTGAGCGCCGAAGGCGACGGTCCGCGAACAACCTGGCTGACCACGGGCCAGGCCGCTGCCCTGCTCCGGATCGACCCCAAGACCGTGGCCCGGCGCGCGGACGCAGGACACCTGCTGTGCGTCCGCACGCTCGGCGGGCATCGCCGGCTCCGCGAGTCCGACGTCCGCGCACTCCTCAACGCCGGCGTGCCGTTCGACCCGGGCACCGGCCCGGTGCCCGGCTACGTGGCGGGCCTCTGCGGGCACCGCGTGGCCCGCTCCGAGTGGCGGGCCGGCTGCCGCACCTGCGAACGCTGCCCCGACCCGACCGTCACCTGACCCCCTGGTGCCCGCGCCGGCCCAACTCGGCGCGGGCACCCCAACCCCGAACGGAGACCCCATGCTGCTGCTCCAGGTGGCCATCATCGTGTTGACGCTGCTGTTCATGGCGGCCGTCACGGTGGCCGTGGTGCTGACTGGCGACGTGCGCCAGCTCCGCGCCGACCTGCGGTCCGAGTGCCGCCACCACAACCGGCTCAAGACCCGCCTGGCGGGCGGACAGCCGCGCCCGGACCCCGGAACCGCCCAGGCCGGGTGGGACCGGCCCCACCACGCTCGGACGTGGGCCCCACCCGGCCTGGCAGCCCGCACCGCCCGGACCGCGGACACGACCACGATCCTCGCCGCCGTCAACGGCAGGCGGGCCTCCTGATGCGCGACCTACTCACCCGCCTCCACGCACTACCCGCCCGCCTCCTCGCGTGGCTGGTCAACCCCGAAATGCGGCGCCTGCACCACGCCGCGAACATTGCGTGGCTCGCCACGACCGAAGCCCAACGCCGCGCCACCCGCCTCGAAGTTGAGGCCCAGGAACTGCGGTACGACGTGACCGCGCTCCGGAAGGGTTCGGACGACATTCGCGCCGCGCTGATGCGGGCCCTCGACGAACGCGACCGGGCCCGAACCGCCCGCGACGCCCTCGACCGCGAGCGGCGCACCCTGCGTACCGACCTCGCCGAGCAGAGCCTCGCCCTCGCCCAGATGACCGAGCTGCGGGCCGACCGCACCGACCAGGCCGGCTACTGGCAGCGCCGCGCCGAGCAGGACCGCCGCAACGCGGTCGTCCTCGAGGAGCGCCTGGCCGCCCTGGAGGGCCGCCCCACCACCCGCAAGGCGGCCGACCAGCAGGCGCTGACCGCGCGCCTGTTCCCCGACCACGGGCCGCTCGTCGGGAGGGCGACGTGACCGACGGCGATTACAGCCACCACCGGGGACGCCACGTCGCGGCCGGACGCGGCGCGGCCCTCGCCGCCGCCGCCCTCCTCGCCACCTGCGTACTGGCGGCCTGCGCGGCCGGGTTCCTGTGCGCGGCCGGCGCGGCGAGGTGGTGACGACGCTGACCGGGGCGGCCCCGCCACCGCCCCGGTACAAGACCGGCGAATGCCGGTCCTGCCACGCCCGGATCATTTGGGCGGTCATCGCGACCAACCTCCGCAGGGTGTGCGTGGACGCCGAACCCGTCGACGTGAATACCGGCAACGGCGACGTGCTCCTCACCGACCGGGGCCGCAACGTCGCCCCGGCCGCCGAACTGCTCACCGCGGCCACCCGCGCCGTTCGCCTCTTCGGCAAGCGGTGGGTGTACCGGCGGCACATCGACACGTGCCCCTACCGCAAGCACCACATCAACAAGGCCGTCCGCGCGAAGCGGACACGCCCGTGACCGGCCACGAGGTCACCGTGGCCCGATCCGACGAGCCGGCCACCGTGGTGCAGCTCCTCCGCGACGACCTGTGCACCGCGCAGTGCCTCGCCGCGGGCAGCCCCACCGAGTCATGCGACGGGTGCGCCTGCAACGGCGAGTTCCACGGCCACCTCGCCAACGCGGTCGTCCCCGGCTCCCGGCGAGCCCTCCCACCGGCAGCCGAGGCAGAGCCGGCCCTGTTCGACGTCGCCGAGCCCGCGGCCCGCGCCGAGAAGGCGTCTTGACCACCCAGGCCATCGTCGGCGCCTACGACCCGGCCCAGGGCCGCGCCGACTACGAGGCCCTGGGCCCGCTCACCCGGACGGATCTGTACTACCTGGCCAGGCACAGCGTCCTCACGGCCTGGTACGGGCCCCACGGCGGCGCGTACGCCTGGCGGGAGTACCAGACCAACACCACTGACCAGCCGTCGCAACCCGCGACGGCAACAGAAGGGAAACAAATGATCAAAACAGGTGACTACGTCATCGTCAGGACCTCGGACGCCGGTGTCTTCGCCGGCACCCTCGCCAGCCGCGACGGCGCCGAGGCAACCCTGACGGACGCGCGACGCCTCTGGTACTGGGCGGGAGCGGCGTCGCTGTCGCAGCTCGCGGTCGAGGGCACGTCCCGGCCGGGGGGCTGCAAGTTTCCGCCGGAGGTCCCGGTCGTGACCCTGCTCGGCGTCGTCGAGCTGCTCGCGGTGACTGCTGCGGCACGCACCAGTATCGCGGAGGTGCCGGTGTGGCGGTCATGACCGCCACGACTGGCTACGGCTCCGGCTCCGGCTACGGCGACGGCTCCGGCTACGGCGACGGCTCCGGCTCCGGCTACGGCTCCGGCGACGGCTCCGGCTACGGCTCCGGCTCCGGCTACGGCTACGGCTACGGCTCCGGCTCCGGCTACGGCTCCGGCTCCGGCTACGGCGACGGCGACGGCTCCGGCTCCGGCTCCGGCTACGGCTCCGGCTCCGGCTACGGCGACGGCGACGGCTCCGGCTCCGGCTCCGGCTGACCCTGCACCACCCGCACCACGTCGGCGCGGTCACCCAACCCGGGTGGCCGCGCCGACCCACACCCGATCATGCATCCACCAAGATCGATCATTCGGAGGGTCGAATGAGTGCCGGATATGAGAACTCCAGGCCGGGCGACTGGGCCAAGGTGATCCGCCGGATCCGCTTCGACGGAGTCGTCAAGGGTGTCCGCGGCGCCACCCTGAAACTCGTCGCGCTCACCGTCGGCTCCTACGCCGAGTACGAGGACGGCAGCCGCGTGAGACCAGGAACGGCGCTGATCGCCATCGACGCCGAGATCAGTTACCAGACCGCGAAACGGTGCGTCGCCGCCCTACGCGACCTCGGACTGATCCGGATGGTGCGCAGGTCGACCGGGCGCGGCTACTCCGACGAGTACCGCTTGGCCCTGCCCGCGGACCTGCTCGACCGCGTCGAGGTCCTCGACCCGGCCCAGGTCGACCTCGCCAAGGAAGCCGTCCGCGGGGCCAACCGGCGCCGGCCCCGCCCGCACGAACTCAACGTCGGCCCGCCGACGGATGACGGCGTCACCCGTCGGCCTGTGGACAACGACGCCCCCAGCATCACGCGACGGGTGACGGCGTTACCCCCCACCACTCAAGACCGGGACCCGGCGCCGCCCCCGGCCACGGAAACCGCGACGGGTGACGCCGTCACCGACAACCCGACCGCGACGGGTGACGCCGTCACCGCGCGACGGGTGACGGCGTACCCCCCCACCACTCAAGACCGAGACAACCTAAGACCGAGACAACCAACAGATCTTCGTACGGACCTCACGGTGGTTGGCTATCCACAGGCCGCCCAAGATCCGGATTCTGTTGTCGCTGGGGTTGATCCGCCCCTCACGGCCGTACCCGACCCCGACCCGGCCGCCCCGACCCGGCTACGCCCCGCCGGGCAGCCAGCGCCCCGCTGCGAACACGGCATGCCCGACGTCATCCGTGGCGACGGTGCCCACGCCTGCGTGTTCTGCCGCCGCCACCTGCCCGCCGGACCTCCCGTCGAAGCGTTGCCCGCCAACGTGATCCCGCTCCGCCGCACCCAAACCGCCTGACCAGGAAGGACACCCCTTGAGCACCCGCCGCAAACCCCAACCCGGCCGCCGCCGGGTCGGCGCCGTCGCTGGCACCGGCATCCAGTTCGAAGCCGCCCACCGCCACCACGCCCGGATCGCACCCACGCCGTCGGGGCAGCACCTGTGGGCAGTCTTCGCCGTGTTCCGGATCGCGGATCCGGGCGCCGACCAGCACCACCTCGACGCCGAGAACCTGCTCACCATCGAGGGCCCCGCATGCTTCGCCTGCGAGCAGGTCCACACACCGCAGCGGGCGGCGTCGCCCTGCACCGGCGACCCGTCTCAGCCACGGGAGCGATGACCTTGACCCGGCTCCAACGGTGCGTAAGCCGCTACTGCGGACTGCCGCGCCAGCACGGCGACGACTGCGACGGCGAAGGCAACTTCGGCGGCGACTGCCGCGGCTGCCTGCCCGCCGTCGCCGTCGACGGCCTGTACCTGTGCCGACTGTGCGTACGCCGCCTGAGCCACGACGCCCTACGCGCCGCGTGGCTCTACGAAGCCCTCGGCGTCGCCATGGCCGCCCGCGGCGGGCCCGGCGAACACACCTCCGGGTCGGCACCGGACCCGGGCCTGGACCTGAACCGGGCCATGGTCGCCGCCCGCACCGACCTGCGGGCACTCCTCGTCGCGATAGTGCGCACCATCGCCACACAACGCGGCGTCGCCCTCCCCTGGCGGTGGTGGCAACCCTGCCTGCCGGAGGGCGTCCACGGCCCGCTCCGCCCCCCACGACGGCGCTACGACGAGTCGCTGACCGCCCAGGTCGACTACATCACCCGGCACTCCGGGTGGCTCGCCGCGCACCGCCACGCCGACCGCGTCGCCGGCGAGCTCCGCGCCGCCGTCAACGACCCGCAGGTGTTCCGGCTGGCCTTCCCCGCCAGCTCCGACCGCCTGTACATCGGCGAGTGCCCGCTACCCGGTGCCGAAGGCGCCACCCATGCCTGCGGCACGCGCCTTCACCAGCGCGCAGACGACCTGCTCGTCACGTGCCCCGGCTGCGGGGTCTTCGGGTCGATCGAGTGGTGGCAAGCGCAAATCGCCGGCGACGTCGACGCCATCGTCGACGTGTACGCCGGCGCCGCGTACCTGTCGACGCGCTGGCAACGCCCTGTCGGCGCCGACAGCATCCGCAAGTGGGGCACCCGCCCACGCTTCACCGGCGTCGCGCCGCTGACCGAGCCCGACCCGAGCCGCCCGGGCCAGGTGCGCACGCGCCGCGACGGGCGCGGCCGTGCCCAGTACCGCCTCGCCGCCCTGCTCACCCACGCGGGCAGACTGTGGGGGCCACCACCCGGCCAACCGGAGGTCACCGTGATCGAGTTCGGCGACATTGTCCTTACCCGCACCGCCCCGCAGGTCGTCGTCGAGGCCGCGCCGCCCTTTGCCAGAATCACCCCGGCGACCGCATGTACCTCGGCAGCGACCGCTTCGGCAACGAGGTCGTCTACCACGTGACCGGCTGGGACCCCGCCAACGCGGCGCTCACCCTCGAGCGGGCAGCCTGACCGGCGGGTCGCTTGACACGAAGATCACTGGTGTCCGACCATGTTGGGCAGGATGGGCGTTCTGCGCCCGGGTCGGGCCCGCCACCGTGCGGGCCTTACGCGTACCCGGGCAGGTGAGCGTGGCCCGCGACCCAGCCAACGTGGGCCGCCGCGGTGCGCGCTGGCGAGCGGCCAAGGCCGCGTGCTTCGCCGCGTGGGGCACCGACTGCTGGTGGTGTACCCACCCGGATGGGTACGAGGCCGACCACCTGGTGCGCCTCGCCGACGGCGGCGACCCGTACAACGTGGCGAACCTGAGACCCAGCCATGGCAGCAACTACCCGTGCCCGGTCTGCCTCGGTGCCACCACGGGCCGGCCGCGCTGCTGCAACCAGGAACGCAACCGCAAGCGGCAGGCCACACCGCGCACACCGCTGACCGTGAACGCCAGCGACCTGTAGCCCGGCCGGACCAGGGCCCCAATTTTTTGGTGGAGGCCCCCCGGTTCACCCGCAGCCGTGAACTTTTTTTCTCCCCCCGAGCCCCCCGTACCGGGGTCGTGAAGGGGGGTACCCCCCGTGCCTCCTCGTCGGCGTCTCGCCGCGGTCCCCACGACCCCGCCGAAGGAACGCGCCCCGGACCTGCGCGACGCCGTCCGCGCGTCGCTGGCCAAGATGACGTGGACGACCGACGCGGACAAGGCAATGTGCGCGCTGGCGCTGCGCATCGCCCAGGAGATCGAGACCGCCGTCGACCGGGCCGAGGAACTGGCCGCGATCCGCCGCGACGCCGCCGGCGACGCCGACCTCTACAAGCGGCTGGCCGCCCTCGCCGCGCAGTGCGACGCGACGAAGGCGGTCGGCTGGTTGGGCCCGCAGTTGCAGGGCGTGCTCCGCGACCTGGGCGGCGCGCCCGGCGCGCGGAAGGACATCACGAAGGCCAAGCAGGTGGGGGGCCGCCTTGCCCAGCTCCGCGCGGACGCCGCTGCTGGGGAGCACGACTCCTAGGCTGTTCACCCCGCCGCTCGCGGTGGGCCCTCCGGGGCCGTGCGGGTGTGGGTGTGCGTTGACATCGGCGACGTCGCTGGGGTTCTCCACGGTCGACTTCGCGCAGGATCCCGTCGGGATCCGGCCGCTGCCGTGGCAGCGGTGGCTGCTGGTCCACGCCCTCGAGCTCGTCGACGGCCGGCTCCGGTACCGGACGGTGCTGATCCTCGTCGCCCGGCAGAACGGGAAGACCACCATCGTCGAGGTCAAGAACCTGTGGAAGCTGTTCGTCCTCGGCGTGCCGCTGGTCATCGGCACGGCCCAGAACCTCGACGTCGCCGAGGAGTCCTGGGACAAAGCCGTCGAGATCATCGAGGGTACGCCCGAGCTCGCCGAGGAACTCGTGGTCGTCAACAAGGTCAACGGGAAGAAGTTCTTCCGGCTGGCGTCGGGTGCGCGGTGGAAGATCGCGGCGTCGTCGAGGCGCGGCGGCCGCGGCTTGACCGGCGACGACGTCAACCTCGACGAGCTGCGCGAGCACCAGAACTGGAAAGCGTGGGCCGCGGTCACGAAGACGACCATGGCCCGCCCCGACGCGCAGGTGTGGGCGTTCTCGAACGCCGGCGACGACTCCAGCATCGTGCTCAACGACCTGCAGAAGCGGGGCCGCGCCGCGGCTGCCAACCCGGCCGGCGCCGACCCGTCCCTGGGGCACTTCGAATGGTCGGCGCCGGACACGACGCGCTGCACCTGCCGCCGCTTCGAGGGCCAGTCCCACGGGCCCGGCTGCAAGCTCGTCGACCCGCGACTCCTGGCCATGGCCAACCCGTCGGCCGGGCACCCGGGCGGGGTGTCCTGGCCGGCGCTGACCGCGGCGGCGAACGTTGACCCAGACGAGATCTTCCTGACCGAGTGCCTGTGCGTTCGGGTGCCCGACCTGTCCGGGCGCATCATCGACCCCGCCCGGTGGGCCGACCTCGGCGACGCGCAGTCGCGCCGGGCCGGTGACGTCGCCCTGGCCGTCGACATCGAACCCGAACGGGACTGGGCGGCGATCGGCCTGTACGGCCACCGCGGCGACGGGGTCGGGCACACGCAGGTCGTCGACTGGCGTGAGGGCGTCGACTGGATCGTGGGCCGGCTTGTCGAGCTGCGCGCCACGCTCGACCCGGTGGCCATCGGCCTGGCCCGAGGCACGTACGCCTCCCTCAAGCAGGCGCTCACCAAGGTCGGCATCGTGCGCCCCGAGGACCGGCCGCCGGTCAAGACGGCCGCCGGTGAGGACTCGCACCCGCCGCGGCGCGGGGACCTGATCGTCATGACCGGCCCGGACATGGCCGCCGGCTGCGGGCAGCTCATCGACGCGGTCCGCCAGTCCACCATCCGCCACGTCCCGTCGACGCCTCTCGACTCCGCCGTCGGCGGGGCCCGGACCCGCACCGTCGGCGACACGCTGTGCTGGTCACGCAGCGCGACCGACGTGCGCGTCGCCCCGCTCGTCGTGGTCACCGAGGCGCGGTGGGCGTTCTACGCCCGCGTCGACGCCGTCCAGGAACCCGCCTACGACCCGCTCGCCAACATCGGCTGAAGGAGGCATCGTGCCCGAAGCTTCCGCCGTGCCGCGTTGGCGGCGCTGGACCGACCGCTGGCAGCGGTTCGTCGTCGTCGCGGCGGGCACGGCCGGTGCGACGCTGCGGGGCGTGCCCGGCGCCGGCGGCGCGCTGGCCATCAGCTACGGCCTGGCCCAGATCTACCCGCCGCTGGGCTGGATCGCCGCCGGCGTGGCGCTGGTGCTGCTCGACCGGCGGGTGCCGTGAGCGTGTGGTGGGGCCCGCGCGAGCGGCGCTACAACGGCTTCACCGCGCAGTTCTCCAACCCGCCGATCCCGTCGAACTCGGAGGCGATGCCCTACACCGACATCAGCCTGGCCCGGGCCGAGGCCTCGCTGCAAAAGATCGCCGTGTGGTCGTCGACGGACCTGATCGCGTCGCTGAGTTCGGAGCTGCCCGTCGACGTGTACCAGGGCGTCGGCCCGGGCCGCGAGCAGCTGGCCACGCCGGCGTACCTGCAGGACCCGTCGGGCCAGGGCTACGGGCTGCAGGACTGGGCGTACCAGGTGCTGATGTCGTGGCTGCTGCGCGGCAACCTGTTCGGCAAGGTCGTAGGCCGCGACCCGCGTGGCGGGTTTCCGACCCAGGTGGTGGCGTATCACCCCGACGAGGTGTCCGGGTGGCTCGACGCCGACGGTCGACCGCGATGGCGGGTCGCCGGCCGCGAGGTCACCGACGTCGCCAGCTTCTTCCACCGCAGGGTCCACCCAATGCCCGGCCGGCTGATCGGTCTGTCGCCGATCGAGCATCACGCGATGACGATCGGTCTCGGCCTGACCGCCACCCAGTTCGGTGTGCAGTGGTTCCGCGACGGCGCGCACCCCAGCGGCATGCTCACGAACGAGATCACCGACCTGAATCCGGGCCAGATCCAGACGGTGAAGCAACGGTTCATGGCCGCGCTGCGCGGCACCCGGGAGCCGATCGTGCTGGGCAAGGGCTGGAAATGGCAGGCCCTGCAGGTTAACCCCGACGAGTCGCAGTTCCTCGAGACGCAGAAGTACACCTCGGCCGAGTGCGCGCGCATCTTCGGCCCGGGCCTGGCCGAGGTGCTCGGCTACGAGTCCGGCGGCAGCCTCACCTACACCACTGTCGAGGGCCGTAGCCAGCACCTGCTCGTGTACTCCCTGTCGAAGTGGCTGCGCCGCCTCGAGCGCCTGCTCACCGGGATGCTGCCGCGCGGGCAGTACGCCCGCCTCAACCGTGACGCGCTGCTGCAGTCCACGACGCTGGACCGCTACAAGGCGCACGAGTCGGCGCTGCGCAACAGGTGGAAGACCGTCAACGAGGTCCGCTCCATCGAGGACGAGGCCCCGGTGGCGTGGGGCGACGAACCCAACGCCGCCGGCCCGGCCGGCGCCGGCCAGCCACCAGCCGACGAACACATCCACGACGACGAGCAGGGCGACCAGTCCGGAGGGCAGAAGCAGTGACCACCAAGGCCGACCGCGCCGCCGCGCGCGGCAAGGAACGCCGCGACTGGCCGGTGCGCCTGCAGGTGCGCGCCGCCGCCGCCGACGGCGCGGGCACGTCCACCGTGGAGGGCTACGCCACGGTCACCGAGGAGCCCTTCGAGATGTGGGACTGGTACGGCACCTACACCGAAGTCATCCGCGCCGGCGCGTTCACCAAGACCCTCGCCGAGAACCCGCAGGTCCAGCTGCTGCTCAACCACGCGGGCCTGGCCATGGCCTACACCAAGGCCGGCACGCTACGCCTGGCCGAGGACTCGACCGGGCTACACATGTCCGCCGACGTCAACGCCTCCCGCCACGACGTGGCCGACATGCTCGCCGCGATCGGCGACGCCGCCGTCGACGAGATGAGCTTTGCTTTCCAGGTCACCCGCCAGAAGTGGAGCCCGGACTACGAGCAGCGCGACATCCTCGAGGTCGACCTGCACCGCGGCGACGTGTCCGTGGTCAACTTCGGCGCCAACGACCACACCGCCGGGCACCTGGCGCTGCGCTCGGCCGACCTCGACGCCATGCACGACGACGGCGCGCGCGCCCTCTTCGAGCACCTGGCGCGCCGCTTCGCCGCGGCCCCGAAGACCCAGCCACCGGACGACCTGTGGCTGTACGACGCCGAGCTGACCATGCTCGGCTGACCCACCCAGCCGCCTGCCCCACCCGAACGCGCCGGAGCCCGCGCCGGAGCGTGCGCCTGCCGCACGCCACCACCCGGGCCACCACCCGACGGCCGACGCAGGCGCGACCCCACCCACCGCCTAACGAAAAGGGGGGAACCCCATGCTGGAGTTCCTGCTCAAGCAGCTGGAGACGCTGCGCGAGAAGCGGGCCGCGCTCAAGGCCGACCTCGAGGGCGTGCTCGCCGCGCCCAAGGCCGAGCAGCGCGCGCCCAACGACGACGAGAAGAAGACCTTCGACGCCAAGGCCGGCGAGCTGCGCAAGCTCGACACCGACATCGCCGACATGGGCACGCAGATTCGCGAACTCGGGGAGGCCGACAAGCGCGCCCAGGCCGCCGCCGCCGTGTACGCCGACGCCGGGCTGACCGGGCAGCGCCGCGAGGGCGGCGCCCGCGTCGGGTACGAATCGAAGACCTACCACCGCGGTAGCCGCCACTCGTACTTCCTCGACCTGGCCCGCGCGGAGCTGCGCCGCGGCGACGGTGACGGCGGCCCCGGGGCGGCCCGTGACCGGCTGTCACGCCACGAGCGCGAGCTCGACGCCGACCTGCCCACCCGGGAACGCCGCCGTGAGGAACTCGCCCAGAGGGCCCTCGAGAGCATCGAAGGCCGGAGCGGGCGGGCGCTGAGCGCCGAGGAACGCGCGTCGGTGTTCGAACGCGGCCGCGGCCCGCTCGAGGAGCGGGTCAACCCCAACCGCACCGACGGGCAGGGCGGCTACTTCGTGCCGCCGATGTGGCTGGTCGACGAGTACATCGACCTGGCCCGCTTCGGCCGGCAGACGGCCAACCTGTGCCGCACGATGCCGCTGCCCAGCGGCACCGACTCGATCAACCTGCCGAAGGTGTCGACCGGCACCGCGACCGGGGTGCAGACCGCCGACGCCGCAGCGGTCACCTCCACCGACATGACCGACACGTTCGTCAACGCGCCGGTGCGCACCATCGCCGGGCAGGAGGACGTCGCGCTGCAGCTGCTCGACCAGTCGCCGATCTCGTTCGACGAGGTCATCTTCGGGGACCTGATCGCCGACTACAACATGCGCCTCGACCTGCAGATCATCGACGGGTCCGGGTCGTCGGGGCAGCACCTGGGCATCCTCAACGTCGGCAGCATCAACGCGATCACCTACACCGACGCGTCGCCGACGCTGCCGGAGATGTACCCGGGCTTCGCGCAGGCCGCCAGCCAGATCTACAAGAACCGCAAGCTGCCGGCCACCGCCGCGGTCGTCTACCCGTCTGTCTGGTACTGGGCGACCGCCCAGCTCGACACCACCAACCGGCCGCTGATCGTGCCACCGCAGGTCGGCTGGAACCCGGCCGGCACGCAGATGGACCTCGCCTCCGGCGAGGGCCCGGCCGGCATGCTGTCGATGGGCCTGCCCGGCTACCTCGACGGGAACCTGCCCACCACCAAGGGCGGCGGAACGGAGACGCGCACCATCGTGGCCCGCTTCCTCGACCTGTACCTGTGGGAAGGCGCCCTGCAGACCCGCGCCCTGCAGGAGGTCCTTTCGGGCACCCTGCAGGTCCGCTTCCAGGTGTACGCCTATTCGGCGTTCATGGCCGGCCGCCGACCCGAGGCGATCTCGGTCATCTCCGGCACCGGCATGATCCCGCAGAGCGGCTACTAGCAGACCCGCGCGCACCCCGCACACCACGACCGGTGTGCGGGGTACGCGCCGCTACCCACCCAATCTCGATGAGGGAGACGCGCGATGGCGCATGACCTGATCGCCGAGCTGAACGGCTACCGGGCCGAGCTGGCCGGCGCCGAGCAGCGACGCAACACCGACCGCGTCGACGCGGTGCGCGCCGAGATCGACCGCGTGACCACGCAGGCCCAGGCCCGCATCGAGCAACTGCTCGCCCAGGCCGAGAACCACGAAGACGCCGGCGCCGACCTGGCCGCCGCGCAGGCACGAGTGGAGGCGAAAGCGTTGGCCAAGGCACTGCCCGAGGAAAGCCGACCAGAAAGCGTGCGTGCGCTCCGCGCGACCGCAGCCGGCGGCGAACCGCCCGGCGCGCAGAACACGGCCGAGTCCACCCCACGCGAGAAGGCCGTGACGCCCCGGCGCCGCGCCGGCAAGGAGAGCTGACATGCCACTGGTCCGCGGCCGGTACCCGGTCACCAACCCCGAATGGCTCAAAGGCGGCAAGCCGTCCGGCGTGTTCCGGGCCAACCTCGACCGTGAGCGGCTCACCGCCAACTGCGCGGCGCTGACCACCGAGGTCATGACGTCGGTCGCGCTGCCCCTCGAGGCCGGCGACGTCGTCACCAACCTCACGTTCTTCTCGGCCACCACCGCGGCGAACACGCCGCTGAACTGGTGGTTCGCCCTGTACGACGACGCCGCCACCGCGGCGCTGATCGCGCAGAGCGCCGACCAGGCCACCACGGCGTGGGCGGCCAACACCGCCAAGACCCTCGCGTTGGCCACCGCCTACCTGGTGCCCCAGTCGGGCATCTACCGCGCCTCGATCATGATGAAGGCCACCGCGGTGGTTACCCTCGCCGGCGTCACCCTCGTGCACGCCAGCGCGGCCGGCGCGGTCGTGACCGGGCAGAAGATCCTGGCGCAGACGTCGGGGTCGGCGTTGACCGACACCGCCCCGGCGACCATCGCCACCCCGACCACGGTCGCGACGATTCCGTACGTGGTGGCGACATGAACCCGGCCGCCAACATCGGCCCGAGCGGCGCGCTCGGCCTGCAGCCGATCCGAGGCCCGCGCGACGCCGACCTACGCCACGCGTTCCCCGACCCGAAGGCATGGCCCACCGGCCTGGACTTCGCCGACATCCTGCAGTTTGGGGCCCCGCGGCGGGGCTTGCCCGACGAGGTCAACGTGTGGCGGCTGCGCAACGCCTCCAACCTGTGGCGGGGCCTGCGCCGGGTCGCGCTGGCGCGGGCTCTGCGCCTTCCGCACCAATACGGCCAGGTGTGGTTGTCCGTGATGCGCGGCAACGGGGACGTCGTCGACCTGGGCCTGGCGTCGATGCGCGTCGTCACGACCGCCGGGTGCCGCTACATTTGCGACGACATGAACGCCGCGTCCGGCTCGGCCGACGCGACGAACTTCAAGTACCACGGCTTCGGCGTCGGCACCACCGCCGAGGCGGTGGGCAACACCGCGTTGGTGACAGAGCTGACGACGGAATACGTCGTCAACTCGACCCGGCCGACCGGGTCGCAGGCGTCCGCGACGGTGTCAACGAACGCCACCTACACGACCGTTGGCACCCTGTCCCCGGACTCCGGCGGGACCCTGGCCATCACCGAGCACGGCATCTTCTCGGCCGACGCCGCCGGTACCCTGCTCGACCGGTCGGTTTTCGCCGCGGTGAACCTCGTCGCCGGCGCCGACAGCTTGCAGGCCACGTACGTGTTGACGCTGGCGTCCGGGTCGTGACCTGGCGGGCGGCCCGGTCCGCGGGCCTCGGGTAGGCGCCGTGGCCGAGTGGGCAATGTTCGGTGGGGGCCGGATGGTCTCCGTCGGGGCGGACGCCGCCGCGTCGAGGGGGACCGCGGTCACCGCGTCCGGGTCCACCCACACGAAAGGTTCCTACGCGGAACTGGTCGCGGCGATGACCTTCCACGCAACCTGCGTCCGGGTGATCATCAGTCCGGGTACTTCGCACACCGGGTACCTCGTCGACCTGGCCGCGGGCGCCGCCGGCTCCGAACAGGTCATCGCCTCGAACCTGCTGATGGAGTCGCGTATCGGCACGGTCGCCGTGTACGAGCTGCCCATCCACCTCCCGGCCGGTGCCCGCCTCGCGGCGCGTTGCCAGTCCGCGACGTCGGCCGGGGTCTGTTACGTGTCGGCGGTGCTGTCGTCGGCGCCGTGGGGTGTGCACGTGCCGCTCAGCCGGGTCCTCACGCTCGGCGCGAACACGGCCACGTCGCTGGCGACACTGTCGCTGGACCCAGGCGCGGCGGCCAACACGAAGGGTGCATGGGGGCAGGTCGTCGCCTCCACCGACGTGCCGATCCGGGCCCTGATCCCGGTGGTACTCAACGGCAACGCCGCGTACTCCGACGCGGACTGGCTCATCGACATCGGTGTCGGCGCCGCCGCCGCCGAGGTGGTGCTCGTGCCCAACCTCCCGGCCGGGTCGTCGGCCGCCGCTGACCTGGTCACGCCGTCGACGTGGCCACCAATCCCGGTCGACGTCCCGGCCGGCACCCGGATCGCCGCCCGCTCGCAATGTTCGATCACCGACGCCTCCGACCGGAAGTTTTCCTTCGCGCTGATCGGGGTGGGCTGATGACGATCGCCGAGCACGAGGCCGGATCCCAGACCGCCACCGTCACGACCGAGCACGTGCTCAACACCACCACCCCGGAGACCACAGACGGCATCTACCAGCTCGTCGTCGACGCCTCCGCCATGGTCAACGGCGACGAGCTGGAGTTGCGGATCAAGGAAAAGTGCCGCGCCGGTGACACTCAACGCCTGGCCTGGTTCGCGTCTTATGCCCACGTGCAGGGTTCCCCGCTGATCGTGTCGCCGGCGTTGGTCCTGCTCCACGGCTGGGACGTCACCCTGAAACAGACCGCGGGCACCGGCCGGGCGTTTCCCTGGTCGATCCGCAAGGTCACCTGACCGCGCGATGACCTTTCGGTACTCGCCGCTGCCCCAGGCGGGGCCGGCGGCGGCGGGCGGCACCACCTACACCGCCGACCTTGCCGGCACGGTCACCGCGGCCGGGTCTCTGGCCAAGCTGGCGGGTATGGGCCTGGCAGGCACGGCCACCCCGGCGGGTGCCGCCACCAGGCAGACGGGAAAGGCCGCGGTCGCGACGCTGGCCCCGTCCGGGGCCCTCACCGGCCAGACGGGGAAGACCCTGGCTAGCGCGCTCACGTCGGTCGGGGCCCTCACCGGTCAGACGGGGAAGACCCTGGCAGGCACGGCCACCCCGGCGGGGGTGCTGTCCACCACCAGGGTCGTGGTGATGTCGCTCGCCGGCACGGTCACCGCGGCCGGGTCCTTGGCCAAGCTGGCGGGTATGGGCCTGGCCGGCGCCGTGACGCCGGCGGGTGTGCTGGCACTCAGCCTCGCCAAGGCCTTCGCCGGCACGGTCACCGCGGCCGGGTCTCTGGCCAAGCTGGCGGGTATGGGCCTGGCAGGCACGGCCACCCCGGCGGGTGCCGCCACCAGGCAGACGGGAAAGGCCGCGGTCGCGACGCTGGCCCCGT